CATCACCTACTGGCGTAAAAACCCGTATTGTTCAAGGTGAATTAAATGTAAACGCAGAGGTGACAAGATGACATACAACCCAAATAACTTTTTAAACAATCCAAACCCTGTTGGAACTCCTAATGTCATTGTTGTTACACCTGGGCCTGTCGGTTCACAGGGCGTTCAGGGTGCATCAGGTACAAGCGTTACTATTCTTGGTTCTTATCCAACTTATGCCGCGTTAATTGCCGCACACCCAACAGGTAACCCTGGTGATGCTTACATTGTTACTGATACAGGTGATTTGTATGTATGGAGTGTTAATACAAACTCATGGATTAACGCAGGTACTATTCAAGGCCCGCAAGGTATTCAGGGATCAACAGGGCCGCAAGGTTTAGCAGGAATTCAGGGCTTTGGTTTTGCACAAGCACAAGGCACACAAGGTATTCAAGGTTTTATTGGCGCTCAAGGTGTTAATGGAGTGCAAGGCGTTACTGGAATTCAAGGTTCATTTGGTGTGCAAGGTTCTATTGGCTTACAAGGTGTACAAGGATCAACTGGAATTCAAGGTGCAACTGGAACGCAAGGATTTAATGGAACGCAAGGAACAAATGGAGCGCAGGGAACAATTGGTGCGCAGGGTGCAACTGGAACGCAGGGCTTAATTGGTATTCAAGGTAGTAATGGCGCGCAAGGTATTACAGGCTCACAAGGGGCTACAGGTTTACAAGGTTTACTTGGTATTCAAGGTTCTATTGGTTTGCAAGGAACAGATGGCGTAATTGGAAATCAAGGAACAACTGGAACTCAAGGAGCAATTGGTTCACAGGGTTTAATTGGTTTGCAGGGAACTCAAGGTATATTAGGTAATGTTGGAAATACTGGCGTACAAGGTGCAACAGGTTCACAAGGTTTAACTGGCGTACAAGGTAATGATGGTTTGGTTGGTAGCCAGGGAACAGTTGGCGCACAAGGTGATGTTGGTGTACAAGGTTTAAATGGCGTTCAAGGTACACAAGGAATTCAAGGAAATAACGGCTCACAAGGTTTAGATGGTATTCAAGGGGCTAATGGCGTACAAGGTAGTCAAGGTTTGCAAGGCCATGATGGAAGTCAGGGTTTAACTGGCATACAAGGTGTTACTGGCTCACAAGGAATTATTGGATTGCAAGGTGTCACAGGCTCACAAGGGCTTGATGGAATACAAGGTAATGACGGAGCGCAGGGAATTGTTGGAGCGCAAGGAATTATTGGTAGCCAGGGTGTTCAGGGCTTAGATGGTATTCAGGGCGTTCAAGGTAATACTGGCGCAAGCGGTACATCATCATCTATTTTTGAGTATCAAGCATCAACGCTTACACAAACAGCACCACCTAATAATGGTGACATTATTTGGAATAACGCTACACAAATTTCTTCAACAAACATTTACATTTCTCATTTAACAGATGCAAATGTGGACATTGATTTTCTATTAGCAAACATTAAAGATAATGACATTTTCTTTATTCAAGATAGAAATAACTCTGCTAATTATCAAGAGTGGGAAGTAAACGGCACACCTTCATCTATTCCTAATGATTACTTTACTTTCCCTGTAACACTTATAGACTCAGGCGGAACAGGTACAACAAACTTTGCTAACAACCACAACATTTCTTTGATTACACAAAGCGTTGGTATTCAAGGTACGACTGGAGCGCAAGGGGCTGTTGGCTCACAGGGAATTGAAGGATTGCAAGGCGTTCAAGGTTTAATTGGCTTGCAAGGAGTAACTGGTAGCCAGGGATTAGTTGGTTCACAAGGCCAAACTGGTACACAGGGTGTTGAAGGGTTACAAGGTGTTGAAGGTGCGCAGGGCGTAACTGGTTCACAAGGCCATGACGGTATTCAAGGTTTAGACGGTATTCAGGGAACTGTTGGCGCACAAGGCGTAATTGGTTTACAGGGAATAACTGGAATTCAAGGTGCTATTGGAACTCAAGGCACTGATGGATTAGTTGGAGCGCAAGGAACTATTGGTAGCCAGGGTTTAACTGGTAGTCAGGGAGCCGTAGGCGCACAAGGTACTGATGGCGTTCAAGGTTTTGATGGAGCGCAAGGAATAACTGGTAGCCAGGGAACTGATGGATTAAATGGTTCACAAGGTTTGACTGGATTACAAGGTTTAGTTGGTAGCCAGGGCATAACTGGAAGTCAAGGCTTAGATGGAATTCAAGGCGTACAAGGGCTTGAAGGAATTCAAGGTGCTATCGGTTCACAAGGAATTGATGGAGTTCAAGGTTTTACTGGATTACAAGGTTTAACTGGATCTCAAGGGGCTACTGGTAATACTGGTATTCAAGGGGTGCAAGGAACAGATGGAATTCAAGGCGCAATTGGAACGCAAGGCGCAATTGGTAGCCAGGGAACGCAAGGGGTGCAGGGAACAACTGGAATTCAAGGCACAGATGGATTGCAAGGTTTAACTGGAACTCAAGGCTTGCAAGGAACTTTGGGAAATCAGGGTACTACTGGAACGCTGCCTACAGTTACATTTAATGCGCAATCAACTGCTTATCAGTTAGTTGCAGGAGATGTAAACAAATGGGTAACACAAAGCGGTACAGCAAACATTACTGTTCCTTCAGGAACATTTAATACTGGTGATGTTATTTATGTACAGCGTACTGGCGCAGGCGCGGTTTCTATCGTTGCAAGCGGCGTGACATTCACATCAAATGGTTCAGCAAGCCCTGTATTGCGCGCTCAATATAGTTCTGCATCAATTCTTTGTACTGGATCAAACACATTCACGATTGTGGGAGACATTTCATAATGGCTCTTATCGGAGTAATTGCTTCCTCTGATAGATCTGTTCCTAATGCTCCTACTATTGGAACAGCAACAAATGTAGGTACTGCTCGCGCATTTAACAATGGTGCGGCTACAGTTACATTTACTGCCCCTACATTTGACGGCAGAACCGCAATTACCTCTTTCACAGTTACATCTAGCCCTAGTGGATTTACCGCAACAGGGGCTTCTTCACCATTGACTGTTACGGGCCTTGCCTCAGCAACGGCTTATACATTTACTGTAACTGCAACTAACTCAGTAGGCACATCTGCGGCTTCTTCTGCATCAAACAGCATTACTGCAACAACCGTTCCTGCCGCTCCTACAATTGGAACTGCATCTTGTGCTACAGGTCAGGCATACACAGGTGCGGCAAGCATTTCTGTTCCATTTACTGCGGGCGCAACTGGCGGCGCGGCAATATCTTCATTTACTATAACTTCATCAAGCGGCGGAACAGCATCAGGTGGCGCAAGCCCTATCGCTATTTCGCAAACTGTAGGTTCTAACTACACATACACAGTTACAGCAACTAACGCTAACGGCACATCAACAGCGTCAGGAACAAGCAACTCTGTATTATCTGCATCTGTTCCTTCTACACCTACTATTGGTACGGCTACCGCTGGAAATGGAAGCGCTTCAATTACTTACACAGGAAGCGCCGCAACAGGTGGTTCAGCAATTACTGCTTACACAATGGTTTCATCAGGTGGACAAACTGGAACAGGTGGAAGCCCAATTACAGTTTCAGGATTGTCTAATGGAACTGCTTACAATTTCTATGTCAGGGCTACAAATGCTTATGGCAATTCTGCCAACTCAGGCGTTTCTAACACAGTAACACCTGTTGCCCCTGCTACACCTAGCGTTACATATCTTGTAGTTGCAGGTGGTGGTGCAGGTGCTTCTAGTGCTGGTGGTACAGGTGGTGGAGGTGCTGGTGGTTATCTCACTTCAACAATTGGTGTATCAGCGGGAGTTGGTTATACAGTAACAGTTGGCGGTGGTGGTGCTGCTTCAACAGGTTCTAATGGTGGAAATGGTGGCAACTCAGTATTTGCTTCAATTACATCAACTGGCGGAGGCGGTGGCGCTTATCCAGGCGTTGTTGGCAACAATGGTGGCTCAGGTGGCGGTGGTTCTTCTTCTATGGCGGGCCCTGGTGCAGGTGGTACTGGAATATCAGGACAAGGTAATAACGGTTCTTCTGGTGGTTTTATGGGAACTGGTGGTAGCGGTGGAGGTGCTGGCGCAGTAGGTACAACTAGTGGCGGTGGTATTGGTTTACAATCTTCTATCACTGGCACATCAACTTATTATGCAGGTGGTGGTGGCGGTTCTTATGGAACATCTACTGGTGCGCCAGGTGGCTTAGGTGGCGGTGGCGCAGGTAATTCGACTGGTACTGCTGGAACTGCAAATACTGGCGGCGGAGGTGGCGGAGGAAAAGCCGCTGGCGTAAGTGGTGGCGCTGGTGGTTCAGGCGTTGTAATTATCTCTTATTCAAATACTTATCCTAATGCAACTTCAACAACTGGTTCACCTACACTTACAAATGTTGGCGGAAACAAGATTTACAGATGGACTGGAAGCGGGAGTATAACTTTCTAATGGCACACTTTGCAGAACTAGATGAGACAAACATAGTTAAGCAGGTAATTGTTGTACATAACAACGAACTGCTTGATGAAAATGGAAATGAGTCTGAGCAAAAAGGTATTGACTTTTGTGTCAACCTTTTAGGTGGCACTTGGGTTCAGACTTCTTATAATGGAAGTATTCGTAAAAGATATGCAGGAGTTGGTTTTCTTTATGACCCAATTCTTGATGCTTTTATTACACCTAATCCATATCAATCTTGGACATTAAATGCAGATACCTGCGATTGGGAAGCACCAACACCATATCCAATAAACGGCAAAGAATACTCTTGGAATGAAAAACGCTTATGTTGGATAGAAGAACCAGTCTTTCCTGAACCTAATGAAAACTGGGTAGTCTAGTGGCTTACCTGTATTTTAATTTTAGTAAATTACCTGAAAAGCCTTGGATTATTAGTGAAACAAATGCTGATAGAACAGAGCGTATTAGTACAGAGTATGCAACTGAAATAGAAATAAATGTACCCAGTAAAACTTTTGCAAATAGATATCACTACTTTACTTGCGAAGGTGTAGTTACATGGGAAGGCACTAAAGCAATAATTAACGCACCCATAACATTCCAACATCAGCCGTTGGCCTAAGCCCTGCAACTTTCCAACCCCCATCAATCCAATCATCTGATGTAAGTTGATGCCAGGCGTTTAATTGGTTGGTGTTATCCGCTTGTAATTCTCCCCATATTTTAGGCTGTTCTAAATGGTTCACAATGTATTGCGCCGCCATCTCTTTGTAGCCCAAAGTAAATAAATAATCTAATTGTTCTTCATGCTCATGCATGGTTTCAAATGTCCACTCAAAACACAGCGTTCCTCCATAGTGGCGCGTCATGCCTTTCATTACTTGCCACTCAGCACCTTCAACATCAATCTTGATTAGATCAGGATTGCCGTATGTATCTGTCAAAGTGTCTATGGTGATTGTGTTTACTTCTACTTCACGGTGAGGCTTACCTTTATACGGCATGCCATCTTTAGTAAGCCATTCTTGATTAAGGGTACTAAGGCCATCTTCATCTGCCTCATAGAACTTTAGGCGCTCGCCATCTTTATCACTCACTGCCATTCTAAGCGGCACAACATTAGGGTTATAGATAAAGTTACCAACCAACTTGTTGTAAACCCGTGGCGCGGCTTCTAAGGCTATTACGCGGTATCCCTGTTCTAACCCTGCAACAACTGCATCACCACGATTAGCGCCAATATCAAATAGAAGCATTGCTTATCCTTTCAAGGTTATGTTTGACTGCGGATTTGTACCCTGGATCTATGTCCATTGCATTAAGGCGGGTTAATATTTGAATACTTTCATCTTTGCGCCCTATCCACCAGGCGGCTACTGCCTTTTCAAACAACAAAACATAATTACCTTCATAACCAACACTGACAGGTAGCGGGGCATTGAGTTGATTGTGCAATCCAATGTTTGCCCATGTGTAGCACTCTTGCCACTGTGCTAAACGCTCATGAAATTGAGCAAGCAAGAAATAACCTTCAGGGCGGTAAGGCAGATACCCCACAGCCTGCAATAAACAGTTACTAACCGTTGCCTGGCGGTCATTTTGGTCATCAAAACAATGCGCCGTTTTTAATAATGATGCATAAACCAGGGTGGGGTGCGACTCAATACCGTATTCAGCGGTGCGCAGATAGAAAGAAACGGCTGAGGCTGTTTGGTTTTGCTTCTCATACTCCACGGCTACATCAAAATTAAGCGCTGGATTAAATGGATCTTTAGATAGTTCTACAACTAATTGCTCAATTCTCATAAGCAAGAGCCTCCATAATCAAATCTTCAACTACTAATTTAGGTACTTCTAGCAC